TGTCCTGTGCTTTATCGCTTGATGTGCTTTGTGTTGGCACTTGAATTGGAGCACTTGCTGCCTCTGCCGCATCTTCTTCCCAAGGTGCAGTAGATGCTTGTGCTACGGGTGCTGTTGCGGGTGCTCTAGTTTCAGTAGTAGCTGTTGTTTGTGCCGCTGTCGCGCCTGCTGGTGCTTCTACGCCATATGGACGATAGTATGCGCCCCAACGCTCATTATCAAACGCTTGACCATCAACTGATGCCTCAAACATTTCTTTGATAACACGCAACTCAGCTTCACCTGGCTTCTTAGGCAAGAAGTCAGCAAGGTTGAACAAACCATGTGCTTCAATAGCCGCTTGTTCTGCTTCTGTTAGTGGGGATTCTTTACGTGCCCAGTTACTTGTAGAGTAGTCAGCATAACCACCCTTACTTGTTTTCTTGATGTTGAAGTCAAGACCACGCAAGTAGTCTGTTGGCAATTCATCAATCTCAGGATCCATCAAACCAGTCTTAACGATTGGGATGATTTGTGGGCTGATGATGAATCTACGAATTGGATTTGCAGGTGTCTTATCGTCACCTAGTGGGTTTTGACGAACAAAACCTTGGAACAAGTAACTACGCTTCTTCCAGTATTTGTTTGCCATTTCTTTCAATGTTTCGTCTTTGTACCAGGGGCGAACTTCTGCCAAGATAGGGCAAGCATCGCCATACATTTCCATACATGGGACTTGTACGATTGTTTGTTTGATGTTGGGATCACCCTTGACACCATTGAAGGGCAATTTGATGATTTGCTTCTCGACCCAGAAAAAGTCGTTCTTTGAGTTACCGTCAGGCAAGAAACGAATTGAAGCTGTAGTGCCTTCGTCCATGTTCCAGTGGGGGTAAACTGCGTTGTCAGATTGGGTTGTAGAACCCTTGTTTGTTGACTTGTTTTCTTGCGCTTGAATACGTGCGCGGATTTCTGCTAATGATGCCATGATATTTTTCCTTATAAATTGAGATGGTCTCTTTTTTAATATTCGCCACTACCTATTAGTGACTAACACAAGAGTAAGTTTAGCATTACTTTCTGCATGTGTCAATAGTATTTATCCCAGATATGGTAAACCGCACATTTTAAGTGCGGTTTTTGAGAACTTATTTACCCAATAAACGTTTGATTACGTTTAGGTCATCTTGTCCTTCTTTGACTTTATGTTTGTCAAGAATCTTCTTAGCGTCATCAGCCATCTTCTTAGGAGTGATTGGTTTTGCTTTGCCTTCCGGGCCCTTCTTATCTTCACTCTTATCCATTTCTGAAACAACAGCTTGAGCATCAGTGTTGATGAAACTCTCATTAGCACCAACTAGTTTACCGATGTTGTTATTCTTAACTTTCTCAGTAGGACCTAATTGACCTACACGTTTCTGGTTAGCATCTAAATCTTCTTCTAGTTCATCTTCGTCTAGTTTGTCATACTTAGCGCGGATGTTTGCCATCTTTTCTTTACCGGCATGCTCACGACCTGCTTTACGCAATGCATCCATACCATCTTTACCGTACTTCTTGTTACCAAGATATGCTTGAAGACCGCTTTCTTCAACTTGTCCTCCGAGTGACTGTTCAACTTGTTTGACCCAACCACTAACATCACTTGAACCGATTTCATCAGTGTCACCAACAAAGTCACACACATCGTCAATTGCTGCCATAACTTTTGCAGGACCATATTTTGCTAATAGGTCAGTGCGTTGTAATAAAATTCTACGTGTAATGGCACTTGCTACTGGGTTGTCTTCATCGGCAGAACCATCTAGCATACCTTCATCTAAATCAAACGCATCTAATCTAGACTTTTCTGTAGCTTGATTGTGTGCTAATGTTTCTGCTCCGGCTGCTTCATCTAAATCATCTTTAGGAGCGTCTTCTGCACCACCTTCACCTGCATCACCTGCAGTATCACCATCAGTTTCTTCGCTAGCTTCGCCACCGTCACCACCTTCAAGTAAACTATCAGCCCACTCTGCTAACGCACCAACTTCACGCATCTCTGCTACTGTCTTGTGTAGTTTAGATAGTATCGGCATTACACTTTCAATGCGTGGATCCAATGTCTCTTGTACAAACAATTCATTTAGACTACTTGTGTCTGCTTCATCTTCCATTAATGGAGGAGTCCATGATTCAAAGTACATGTTATAACCACGGTGACCAGTCATCTTGCTTAATGATTCACGTAGTTTGTTATAGTGTTGAATACCACTTTCAACTAACTGTTGTGCTGATTCATTGAACTGTTGTCCACGTGTAGCACGAACAAATCCTGCCATCTTGTTGTATTCTTCGCACAAGCCTTTGATGTGATTCCAACGCTCATCATTTGGTAATCCACCTTCAGCAATGTGTCGTGCATATACTTTAGCAACACCAGGCTTTGTAGTAGGTGCTAAAATTCTTTCACCTTGACTGTTCTCTAAGAAGATACGTGCTACATTACGATAGCGTTGTTCGCCTTCTTGAATCTCACGACTGTGTTGAATAATCATTTTTACAGTAGGTACTGAATCGCTATAACTAGCTTTCTTGCCCATTGGGTAATAACCTTCTGCTATACTTTCTTTTTTCTTCATGTGGTCTCTCCGTGCCATGTCACCCTCAAGGTGATCTTTATTCTCTATGTCCCATCCTAGTTGATTCTGCATCGCCCAAGATTTTAAAAACTTTAAAAAGCCAAACCAAGTATCATCATATCCTAGTCCTGGGGTAGGAGCTTCGGGACTTTCTGTTACATCATCACCGTTGTAAATCTTCAATGTTTTGTTATCGTCAATGGTAGCAAATACTGTACCATATTCTTCACCGTTTTTAGTGAAGGTGAACTTGAATACATCTGCTTCATCTTCAACTGGTGTCTTTTCGCCAGAAGAATCTAAAGGAGTTGTACTCTTAAATCGTTGATGTAGAACTTTAAATAGTCTACGATTGAGGGTTTCTGTATTGATCGGCATAGAGTATTTATCACAGATATCAAGTTAGGACGGCAAAGAAGGGAAGAGGAGCGATGTATTCATCGTGATCCCTTACATAATTGTCCAAATCTAAGTTATATTCCCCTAATTGCTGTATCATGCGTACTGTTAATAATGTTGCCATGACTAAATCGTCTGTATCACCGATTTTAGCCGCATAGCTTCCCCCACTAGCTACAAACGCCTTCAATTCACTGATAAGACTACGACTATTTAAGGTCATTTTCTTACTTTCTAATAGTGTTTTGAACTTAGCACATGCGGCTAATTTTGTCTTATTTCCAGTATTGAAGCCCTTACGTTTCTTTCCGGGCTCGCTCATAAATGTTCCGGGGATATTGTTCTCTCCGTATTCGTTTAATGATACTAATGCGGCTTCACCGATACTGTTATTTTCAATAGAATAATATATGTTATTTGTTTCACCTGTACATTCAAGTATGTACTTGTTAATCTGTGCGATTAGTTTAATCTGTGTTGGAATATCTGTTTTATTGTGCTTCCATTCACCAATTTGAGTTGTAGTGTTTGCTTCAAAGATTTGAATAGCAGCCGGGTCTCCACCTGTACCGATACTAGGATCAAGTGCTACAGTATAGATATTGCCTTTCTCTGGTTTCTTGTACCAACGAATCTGTCCTTGACGATAAGTAGGCTCCATGCCATCTAATGTCAATAGTGTGTTAGGGTTGATAAGTGTCTCGTCAGCAATAATGAACTCACAACCAATCTCTCGGTTGAAACGAACCTCACCAAGTTGAGCTTTCATTTCTGCCGCCCACTTTTCATCACGCCCTGGTTGTTCGTGCCAGTAAGCACGATATGAGCGGAAACCATTCACACCTAACTCAGTTGTGTTACCAAACTCATCTTCTGTCTTGTTAGCACCCTTCCAGATTAAAGCAAACTGGTCTTCGTCACTATTAGGAGTACTTGTGATAATCGCTTTACCACCAGTAGATAGTGTAGGAGTAATCGCAGTCCAGAATTCAGTCGCAATACTTGGTCGAACGAAAGCAAATTCGTCTAGGTATAACAATGAGATAGACATACCACGACCTGTGTTTTCTGTCGTTGTTGCTGATACGATACGACTGCCGTTTTCAAAGTCTAATGAGCCTTTGTTGTATGTTGTCACGCCTGCTTTAATGTGGTCGGGGCAGTTTTCATATGCGTAACGAATACGTTGCATAATCTCTT